CCCATTTGGACAAAAAATTTCGGTGGGGCAATTTGAGGTTCGTGTCAAATTTGTCAGTAGTGACAAAAATGTCAGACAAAAAAAAAGCCCGCGCGAGGCGGGACAAATGGTCGGTTCGAGCGGGTTGGTTACTTGACGGAATACCGCTCGCGCAACTCCTCAAACTGGACTTCAAGCATAATAATGCGGGCGCATCCTGCCGCCACGCCGATCCTCTTTCCGAGTTCTGCCGGTTTGAGCGTTTCGTCCTCGCGCAAGATGTTCCGAGCCTGTTGAACCAAAGCGCCCATCTGCCGAGTGAATGCGCGCGCCCCCTCGGCTCTACGCAAGGCAACGCCAATTTCTGAAACGGTGACGCCAAACAAATGTGCGGCCTCCTTTTTGGTTCTTGCCGCATCAACCATTACCCACGCCGCAGCGTGCGCGTGATTCCCGGGGTTTCTCATTGCAGCCCCCTGATTGCAACCGCCATCGCGGCCCCATGTTCGCCCCCAATCATCTCGACCAACGCGGCACACTTCTCGCGCATCTCTGCCGCTTTGTCTAACCCCGGCGCGACGCCAAGCCTGGCTTCGTTGCGGGCGGACTTCGCGCGCAGACCAAGCATGATGAGGCGGATTTCAGAGGCTTTTATGCCGACCGCATGGGACAGCCCGCTCGCAGACCTCGTGGGGTCAGCTTCGAGCAATTGGTACACTTTCTCCACCGCGTCTGGCACGGTTTCGCAGTAGTGAATGGCAAAATCTTCCCGTGCCTTCATGCTGCTGATGCCGCTTTGGCTGATCCCGAACATATTTGCCGCGTCAACTTGTGTCCGATTCGGATCGGCTAACATCCACGCAACAGCTTTTGCAGTATCGCTAATTTGTTTCGCTTTTCTTGGTGTTCCCATCATATTCTCCGTTAGTTTGAGGTAACGCATGATATACGCAAAAAACAGTTCCCGCAAGCACAATTTGCGGCCTGAATTCAGGCATTGGAATGTTATTGAATTTACTATGAAAAATCGTATTTTGGCCTGAGAAACAAAAAGCCGCAATGTAAAAATCCATTTACCATCCCCACTTAGTAGTTATGTCTAGTTATACATACTCATACCACTTACTACTACTACATATATTTATCTTTTTAATTTAAGAAGAAATAAAGGAATAAAGGAAGCAGATTGATTTTAAACGATTTTTCTTGTCCCGAACCCTGCGGAATACCTCAGGAATACCGGCATCCCTTGTGTTTGTCACGACAGCGTCGTAAACTCCCCCCGCATGAAGCTCACTTGCCTACGTCCACGACTGCTCAAACGCTCCGTGCCAGCCAGTATCGGCTGGCGGCCCGACGCCGAGCGCGGCACAGCGCACCAGCGCGGCTACGGCTATGCGTGGTCAAAGTTGCGGCTGGTCATCCTGAAACGCGATCACGGCCTTTGCCAATGCCCCGAGTGCCAGGGCGGGCGGCTGCGGCTCACGCCGGCCGATCAGGTCCATCACATCGTCGGTAAGGCCGAGGCCCGTATGCGCGGCTGGACATCGGAAGAGATCGACCATCCGAGCAACTTGCAGGCGGTAAACCGTGACTGCCACGCCCGGATCACGCAAAAACAGTCACGCCACGGGGGCTAGGCGGGGCTACAGCGCGTTGTAAGTGTGTTGGTGATATCTACACCGCATAAACACACAAAAACGTCTCAAAACGCCGCAGATTTGATCGGTGGTTTGTAAGTGTTCACTAACATGCTCGCCGTGCGAGGCATGTTGCAACTCGTACAAAAATGCGCTAAAGTAACCGTACTTATTGACGAACGAGGGGGTACGAATGGCTAACCTGGACGCAATCGAGCGGGATTGGAAAGCGGAAAAACTGAGCAACGTGGCTATTGGCAAAAAGCACGGTGTCAGCGAAGCCTACGTGCGCAAAATGGCGAAGAAACTCGGTTGGACACGCGGCGCTCCCGTCACCCCGCCCCGCCCCGAGCCGCCCCCCCGCGAGTATCTGCGCCGCCCATCCGCCGACACGTCTGGCATGACCAATGCGGAACTCACGCAAGACCTGACGCGCCGGATGCTCGATGAACTCGACACCATCACGGCGTACATTGGCGAGTTGGAGGCGTTGATTGAGTGTGAGACGGCCAACGACCGCGACGACCGCCGCCGCGCCGCCATGATGAAGGCGGTCAGCCTGCCGGTACGCTCCAACACGCTTAAATTGCTGCTGGCGGCCCAGGCCGAGGCGGATGGGGAGGGCAAGAAGGGCAAGAAAGAGAAGCAGTTGGAGGCGGCAAAGGCGGCTGGATCGGGCAAATTCAAGGCGAGTGCGCCGCCGCTCAAGGTGGTGGGCTAATGTGGCGCATGCGGTACTCAGTGCGTGATAACGCTACGCGAGACGACGGGGTGAGAATGTTCCGTATCGGTTTTTGCTTTGGGTATTGGCCGTGCCTGAAAGCTCCGTTTGTCCAAATTGGACTTGGAATGAAGACACTTGATTTGTGGGTTGGTCTTCCGTCATACAAGATATGACCGCCCGCCCCGTCTGGACAACTTCATGTATGGATTGGGCCGACCGCATCCGGCGCGGCGACTCGATCATTCCGCCGCCGATATTTCCCGAGCAAGCGGAAGAGGCTCTCGCAATCTTCAAGGCGCTTCGCATTGTGGACGCTCCTGGTAGCCCAACAATGGGAGAAGCGTGCGCCGAGTGGGTGTTTGACATCGTGCGCAGTGTGTTTGGCTCCTACGACGCGGAGACCGGTCGCCGGCTCATCCAGGAATGGTTCATCTGCATACCCAAAAAATCGAGCAAAAGTACCATCGCGGCGGGCGTTATGATGACCGCGCTGATCTTGAATTGGCGTGAATCTGCTGAATTTGCCGTGCTGGCCCCCACTGTGGAGGTCGCCAACAACGCATACGCCCCGGCGCGGGATATGGTGCGTAAGGACGATGACCTCGATGCCATAATGCTCGTCCAGACGCACGAGAAAAAGATCACCCACCGCGAGAAAAATGCCATACTCAAGGTTTTGGCGGCAGACAGCAACACGGTGGGCGGCAAAAAGAGCGTCGGCACGTTGATCGACGAGTTGCATCTGTTCGGCAAGATAATCAGCGCGGAAAACATGTTCCGTGAAGCCCTTGGCGGCCTTGCCGCGCGCCCAGAGGGGTTCGTCATATACCTGACAACGCAGAGTGATGAGCCACCTGCCGGCGTATTCCGGCAAAAGTTGCAATACGCTCGCGACGTGCGCGACGGCATTGTGCTCGACAACGGATTTCAGCCGATAATTTACGAACACCCGCCCGAGATGGTCAAGAGTGGCGAGCACTTGCTGCTTGAGAACATGTGGATGACCAACCCAAATCTCGGGTATTCAGTGGATCAGGCATTTTTGGAACGGGAATACCGCAAAGCCGAGAATGCCGGGCCTGAGTCGTTGCGGGGATTTTTAGCCAAACATGCCAACTGCGAGATTGGACTCAATCTCCGTTCTGATCGCTGGGCGGGGGCCGACTATTGGGAACAAGCCGCCCTGCCCGACCTCACGCTTGAGGCTCTGCTAGACCGCTGCGAAGTTGTGGACGTAGGCATCGACGGCGGTGGCTTGGACGACTTACTCGGTTTGGCTCTGGTTGGGCGTGATCGCGTAAGTGGGCGCAAACTTCATTGGGGTCACGCATGGGCGCACCCGTCGGTTTTGGAGCGCCGTAAGGGCGAAGCCCCGCGCTTCCGCGATTTTGCCAAGCAAGGAGACCTGACGCTGGTGGGGCAAATCGGTGATGACGTAGCGGAAGTTGTCGAGATTGTCCGTCGCGTCGATGCGGCAGGCGTGCTCGACAAAATTGGCGTTGACCCATACGGCATCGGGGCGATACTTGATGCGCTCATGGGGGTCGGCATCACCGAGGATAAGATTGTTGGCATCTCCCAGGGCTGGAAGATGGCGGGGGCCATCAAAACTGCCGAACGGTGGCTTGCCGAGGGTCAATTCTGCCACGGTGGAAGCGAGATGATGGCCTGGTGCGTCGGTAACGCCAAGGTCGAGCCGAAGGGCAATGCGGTCAGCATCACCAAACAAGCCAGTGGCTTCGCCAAGATCGACCCGCTGATGGCGCTGTTGAACGCAGTGTCGCTGATGGCGCTCAATCCTGCCTCTGAAAAATCATTTTGGGATAAGGAACTTGACGCGGCAACTGCGTAATGCTAACCTTCCGCGCATTATAATCTGCCCGAGGTTTGGACAATGCGCCATTTGCCTGACGTTTTAGCCGTTATTGGCGCAGCAATTATCGTGTACGGGGTAGCGATGATACACGTTCCAACTGCGGTCATCTTGGCGGGCGGGTTCGTCATATTTGCGGCCTACACCATCCACAGGGCGCGTCAATGAGTCTATTTTTCCCATCTTTGTCGCAAAAATCCGGCTCAACGATGGATTTGTTGCGTGAAGCACTCTACGGTTACAAATCTGCTACCGGAAAGGCGGTAAACACCTCAACCGCCGTGCAAGTTGCCGCTGTTTTTGCCGTTTGTCGGGTGCTTGGGGAAGGTGTTGCGCAAGTCCCGCTCAAGTTGATGCGAGAGGAAAGAGACGCCAAAGGTCGTATTTCGCGCAACCAGGAACGCGTAAACCCCCTATATTACCTGATGGGTTCGTCCCCAAATGATTTTCAGACCTCGTTTGAGTATCGGGAAATGGTGGTCTGGCACGCGGTTTTGGCCGGAAATCACTTCTCGTTCATAAATCGTGGCCCGCGCGGTCGGATTTTGGAACTTTTGCCATTCCAACCACACCAGGTCACGGTAAAACGCGATAAAAATTGGCAACTCACGTACGAGGTCAAATCGGACGACGACGGCTCTACGCAGGTATTCCCGGCCGAGGCCATTTGGCACGTTCGAGGCCCGTCGTGGGACGGGTGGCAAGGTTTGGAGTGCGTTCGACTTGCCCGTGACGCAATCGGCCTCGCTATGGCGACCGAAGAGGCGGCGGCCAAGTTGCACAAGAACGGCGTATCCCCTTCCGGCGTGTATTCTGTTGAGGGAACACTCAACGACGATCAATACAAAGTATTGTCGAAGTGGGTGCATGCTCACTTGGCGGGCTCGGACAATGCTGGCAAACCGTTAATCATGGATCGTGCGGCGAAGTGGGTGCAAACAGCCATGACCGGCGTAGATGCACAATCGCTTGAGACGCGCCGGTTCCAGATTGAGGAGATTTGCCGGTTCGCTAGAGTATCCCCGATCATGGTGTATGGCAGCGACAAGGCCAGCACATATGCCGGATCGAGCGCCAATTTTCTCGCCCATCTCATCCACACTCTCAGCCCCTGGTACCAGCGGCTTGAGCAGTCGATGGATAAGAATTTGTTGACAGATCGAGAACGCGCGGACGGCTTGTACTTCAATTTTGTTGAAGAGGGGCTGTTGCGAGCCAACATGGTTGAAACTAAAGACATCTTGCTTGGATACGTGAATGGTGGTTTAATGACGCCCAATGAAGGGCGAGCTAAACTCGACCTCAATCCGATCGACGATGACGATGCGGACGAATTACGCATTCCGGTCAATGTGGTGCAGGATGTTGAAGATCAAGCCGATGATGCGGCGGAAAGCGAGATAGATAATGGAACACAAACACCTTGATGTGGCGTTTAGCATCAAAGCAGTGTCCGACGACGGGGCGTTTGAAGGGTATGGCTCGGTGTTCGATGTCAAGGACAGCTACGGGGATATCGTTGTTAAGGGTGCATTCTCAGAGTCGTTGCTTGCCCATGTAACCAAAGGCTCGATGCCTGCGCTCCTGTGGCAGCATGACTCGGACGAGCCGATTGGCGTCTATACGGAGATGCGTGAGGATGACACCGGCCTGTACGTCAAGGGGCAACTGGCGTTGAAAACGCAGCGTGGTGCTGAAGCCTACGAATTGCTCAAGATGAAGGCCATCTCGGGCATGAGCATCGGCTATGTCACGCGAGAAGACAGCTACGACAGAGCAACGGGCGTTAATACACTCAAAAAACTCGATCTGTGGGAAGTGTCCCTTGTGACCTTCCCTGCTAACACCGAGGCCCGGGTGTCCAACGTGAAGTCGATCGATGATTTGAAATCTGCGGAGCAATACCTGCGTGATGCTGGTTTGAGCCGCAAAGAGTCCACGGCATTTGTGTCGCGGGTGAAGGGCTTGTTGCTGCGTGATGCTGACAACGGCGAAATGAAGGCTATCGCAGACGCATTGAAAGAGCGTGCGAAAGCAATTCCGTTGTAACAACATCAAGGAGGTAATTATGTCTGACATGGACGAAGTAAAAAATTTGATCGAATCTCAGGGTAAAGCCTGGGAGGAGTTCAAAAAGACCAACGACGCGATGATCAAAGCCAAAGCCGACGGCAAATCTGTCTCGGATTTGCAAGTCAAGTTGGACAAGATCAACGCCGACATGGAAGAACAGCGCAAGGCTATGGACGAGATTGCCAAAAAGGCCAATCGCCCCGACGCAAGCGATAAGGATGCGCTTACCGCCGACCAGATCGAGCATCGCAAGGCGTTCGAGCGTATGTTGCGCACCGGCAAAGACGCCGGTCTGTCCGAATTGCAACAAAAGGCCATGAATACCGGCTCCGACCCGGACGGCGGTTACCTGGTGCTGCCTGAGATGGACCGTACCATTGACCGTATTGCGCCGACCATCAGCGCCATGTTCCGTCTGGCGAATGTTGTCACCATCGGCACTGCTCAGTATCAGAAGATGGTTAAGAAGTCCGGCATGTCCATGCGTCGTGTTGACGACGGTTCCACTGGTGGCGAAACGACCGAACCGACGTACGCCAAACTGCTGATTGACGTGTTTACCGCTGAAGTCGAACCGTGGGTCAACAACGAAACGTTGGAGGATTCCTTCGTTGATCTGGCCGGCGATCTGGCGAACGAAGCGGCCATCGGTTTTGCCGAGGGTGCGGGTTCTGAGTTCATCACTGGCAATGGCGTCGGCAAGGCTCGCGGCATCGCTGCCTACACGAACGTCGCCAATTCGTCCTATGCGTGGGGCAGCGTCGGGTATGTCGTGTCCGGCAAATCTGCCGCGTTCGCATCGGTTGCACCGGCGGATAAGGTCATTGATCTGCAACACTCGTTGAAGGCGCAGTATCGCCCCGGCGCTGTGTGGCTGACCAACGACACGACTCTCGGTGTGATGCGCCAGATGAAGGATGGCTCCGGCAGCTACTACCTGTGGCAGCCCGATCCCCTGGGCGCGTTCGGCGGCAAGTTCCTCGGTCACACGGTTGAAGTGGACGACAACGTAGCCGATATTGGTGCTGGTTCGTATTCGTTGGCGTTCGGCAATTTCCGTCGCGGCTACACCATCGTCAACCGTACAGGCACCACGCTGATTCGTGACAATATCACCAGTAAGGGCGTGACGAAGTTTAATTTCCGTCGTCGCTTTGGTGGAGGCATAACAAATTTCGAGGCAATTAAGCTGATGAAATTTGCGACGAGTTAGTAGTTGCGTAATTTGCCACCAAGTAGTATCATGCCGCATCTTTTAACGGAGGTGCGGCATGTCTATTTGTAAAGTTGAGAATTGCGGACGGGATTCACGAAAGCTAGGTTTGTGTGAGCGGCATTACAACCGTCAACGCAGAAACGGAAGTCCTACCGCTGGCGGCCCAATGAAGGCATCCCCAAATACACTGGGAGCGTGCAAAGTCGATGGGTGCGGCAACAAGGCAATATCTCTCGGATACTGTAGAAAACATCACGCCAAATTCAAAAAGTACGGTGACGCATCTGGCGGATATGAACAGGACGGTCGATCTAAAGATTGGCGCGTCAACAAGCTCGGGTACGTCGAAAAATTTGACCGGGCCAGCCCACACGCAGCCAAAAACGGCTTCGTATTCCAACACCGCCAAGTCATGGCTGAACACATAGGTCGCCCGCTCCGAAAGGATGAGAATGTCCATCATAAAAACGGCGACCGCGCCGACAACAGGCTCGAAAACCTAGAATTATGGACGAAATCGCAACCTGCCGGGCAACGTGTGGCGGATAAAGTCAAATGGGCCAAGGAGATACTTGCAGAGTATGGCAATCTTGACGTATAGTGCCGCCTGTAGCACAACTTGCGCCGGGGCAAGCTTCCCCGGCAACTTGAAACAAGGAGATAATCATGCGTGATCTGCATAACAACTGCCGTACCAAAGTGACCATCGCAGCAGTGGCGATTGGCGCGAACGCAACCAAGACCGGCATCGTGATCGACCGCCAGGGTTACGGCGGCGTCGAATTCATCGCCAGTTACGGCTCTGTCACCACTACCGGTACTGTCGTCACTCTGGTTGCCAAGGAGGGCGACGTGACTGGCACGATGACCAGCATTGCGGACGCTGATCTGCTGGGTACTGAGGCACTGGCGTCTCTGCTGGCTGGCGCTCGCGTTGCTGGTACTGGCAAAGAGGTGTCCAAGCGCCTCGGCTACAAGGGCAACAAGCGTTACGTCTCCGTCGATGCCGTGCAAACCGGCACCACTTCGGTAGGCGTGGTCGGCGTGAACGTGCTGCTGTTTGAGCCGAACAACGCGCCTACTACCAACCCGTAAGGGGTATTGAACACGGTCTGATGCTCACTCATCTGACGCCGGACAACGTAACCGGCAATTTATCCTAGTGAGAGGTGAGTCAAAATGAGTTTAAATTCTGGCGAACGCCAAGTAACACCCGATATCTCTGAAATCCGGCGCGACCACGTTGCGCGCTACGAGTGGGTGCGCGACAATTACGCGCATCGCGGCGATGTCGTGCTTGATTTTGCCTGCGGCATTGGCTATGGAGCGCTCATCATGTCTGAGCATTCAGCCGTCTATGGCTACGATGTTGACGACGAAACGTTGAATTATGCCCGCGAGCATTACGCCAAAGATGGCGATATTGTGTATCAAAAGGCCGACGGCAACTGCCCGCCCGAATTACCCGAAGCCGACCTCGCCGTGTCCTTCGAGACAATTGAACATATCCAAGACCCGCGCCCACTACTCAAGGCGCTGCGAAGCGCCCCGCGTCTGATCGCAAGCGTGCCGAACGAATCGGTCATGCCCTGGCAACGCGAGGACGGGTCGGTTACAGCGTTCCATTTCCGCCACTACACCAAGACTGAGTTCGCGGATTTGCTGCTCGAATGTGGCTGGCATCCGGTCGAATGGTACGGACAACTCGGCCCGGAGTCCGAAGTCGAGCGCGACGTGCATGGGCGCACGCTGATCGCGGTGTGCGAGCGTGTCGCAATCCCCGAGCCGCGCGGCAAAAACGAGCGCCACATCGCCATTCTCGGCCTTGGTCCTTCACTTGATCAATATCTTGACATCACGAAGCGTCTCGGCGGGCGGGCGGCATTTTGTGATGAGGTATGGGCCATCAATGCCCTCGGCAATGTGGTTGATTGCGACCTCGTGTTCCACATGGACGACATCCGCATCCAGTTGATCCGCGCGGAAGCCCGCCCGGCATCCAATATTGCAGAGATGACCAAGTGGATCAAAACCAGTAAAGTGCCGGTCGTAACCAGCCGCACACATCCAGACTACCCGGCTCTCGTCGAGTTCCCGTTGGAAGATGTGCTGAATCACCTCGGCCACGACTATTTCAACAACACGGCGGCGTATGCGGTGGCGCTGGCAATTCACACTGGCGCAACGAAGATCAGTTGCTTCGGCATGGACTACACGTATGCCAATACGCACGATGCCGAGAAGGGCCGCGCCTGCGTGGAATTCTGGCTCGGCGCGGCGCACGCACGGGGTATCGAGATCAAGTTGCCAAAGACCACGACGCTGATGGACTCCGTGTGCGGACGCGAGGCTAGGCTGTATGGTTACGACACTGTGGACATCGAGTTCAACATGCAGGCTGACGGGCATCTTGCACTTGATTTCAAAGAACGTGATACACTACCGACTGCGGCAGAGATCGAGGCGAATTATGACCATAGCGCCCCCATTTCCAAACAGCATCAATCGACCAAGGACTAAATCATGGCGAAATGTTTGATTTTACAGACGTTCAAGGGCTCGCAGGATGGGCGATTTACCACCGAGTTCAAAGAGGGCGAGGTGTATGAGTTGAGTGATTACCTGATGGATTGCGCTCCAAAAGGGTCGTTCCAACGCATCGACGCGCCGGCCCCCGTCATTGAGAACAAGGCGACGATCACTACTACGTCCCGGAGCAAGCGCAAATGATCGTTGTCGTCACACCACCAGCAACGGAGCCGTTGACTCTCGCGGAAGTTCAGGCCCACTGCCGCATTGACGATACGAATCAGGAACCCGCCCCGTCCGCGCCGACCGCAGCGTTGGTCAGCCCGGCAGCCGCCGGCAATGTGGACAATGGAGCGCATCGGTATCTCGTAACCTACGTTACTGCTGACGGCGAAACTCAGGCGGGTGTGGCGTCTGCTGCAGTAACTGTGGCGGATAAGACGGTGAACGGCAAGGTGTTGGTGTCGGGTATCCCGCTCGGTGGCGCACTCGTCACGTCGCGTAAAGTGTACCGTACCGCTGCGGGCGGCTCGACGTATCTACTGTTGGCGACCATTGCCGACAACACCACGACGACCTACACGGACAACATTGCGGACGCTTCACTCGGCGCGGGGGCTCCGACGACCAACACGACAGGCGATCCGTTGCTCAACATGCTCATCATTGCTGCCAGACAACACGCCGAGCAAGAGTTGAAGCGATACCTCGTCACGCAAACGCTCGATGCGTATTTCCACGAATTCCCCGACGCGGATGATGACGAGGACTTGCGCTTCAATCTACCCCCGCTGCAATCCGTCACCAACATCACCTACACGGATATTGATGGCGTCGAGCAGACCCTGGCCGCATCGCAGTACCTCGTGGATAGCGTATCGAGGCCGGCGCGCATCGAGCCTGCGTATGGCGTTGTATGGCCTTCCTGCCGCGAGCAGATGAACGCGGTCAAGATTCGCTTCGTTGCCGGGTATGGCAGCGCGTCAGACGTCCCGGCGTGCATCAAAAACTGGATGCTGGTTCGCATTAAGACCCTTTGGGACCAGCGCGATCAACTTGTCAAACAACTCGGCTTGCCGACGTTTGAGCCAGCTTTTGTAGACGGCCTGCTTGACCCTGAGCGCGTTGCCGGGAGAGTGTAATGCCCATTCAAGTCGGCCCACTCGACACGCGCATCCGTATTGAGTACAAGAGCGTAACTCAGGATTCCGTATACGGCACTGAGGTCATCTCGTGGCTCCCAAAGGCGACGGCATGGGCTGAAGTGCTTGACGTGCTTCCGACCAGGCAACAAGCGGAACAGATGCGCAACGATGTGCAGGTGTCCGTGCGGCGCACCCGTGTTAGAATGCGGTATCGCTCCGATATTGATGCTTCGATGCGTTGTGTGATCGGTGGCGTCGTGTACCAGATCGTTGGCGGCCCGGCTGAGATTGGCCGACACGAATGGCTGGAGCTGTTGATCGAGAGGACGAGCACATGAATAGACTGCCCGATTTGACCGGAAAGACAGTACTCGTCGTCGGCGGGGCGCCTTGCGATGTTTCCGCCGTTGTCGCGGATTACACCATTGCGGCTTCTGGTGGCATCAAACACGTTCCCGACGCCGATATGCTCATTGCCATCGACAATAAGATGCCTCCGCATGCGATCGGCGCGGACGCGGGGTTTGCTGGAGTGCGCGTAACTGGCGTTCCGAGTGATCACTTGTACCTTCCTTTTCCGTATGAATCCGTCACACTCAAGCCGGGGCATACTGTTCACATTCGCAACAACGGGCTGTCGGCCATTCGGACTGCTGCTGAGTGTGGCGCAAAGTATATCTTGCTGGCTGGGTTCGATGCTGCGCCATACGACACGGAGAACGCGCATCTTGGGTATGACGCGGGCATTCTGGCGACCGCACTCCCGGCGCTTATTGCGGAGTTGTCGGGGCGCGGTGTTGCCGTAGAGCACTACGCGCCCCCGGTAAAGCGAGGCAAACGTGGCTGACGTGCACATTAAAGGGCTCAGGGAGCTGAACGCCTTGCTGCAAACCCTGCCCGTTAAGATTGAACGCAACATCCTGCGCACGGCCATGCGGCGCGGGGCAAACGTCATCCGAGACCAGGCCAAGCTCAACGTGCCGATATCGCCTCCATCTGACCGCAATCGTAAGAAGTATGGCGGATACGCGGGGGCGTTGCGTGATAGCATCAAAACAAGCAATCCGCGTTCTAACAAAGGTCGCGTCACCGTGTATGTCCGGGCTGGCGGCACAAAGACCAAAAAGGGCGCAGACGTGTACTATGCCAAGTGGGTTGAGTACGGGACGAAACCACACGACAACGGGCGGCGCGGCATGCACCCCGGCGCTCGGCCCCGACCATTCTTGCGTCCTGCCGCTGACACAGAGCAGGCGCGGGCTGTTATCGCGGTCGGTAACTGGGTCAAACATCGACTCGATCAACGCGGCGGTTTGGATACGGCGGACATTTCGGTTGAGGAGGAACAATGAGCGGCGTCGCCATCGTCCGTAGCAAATTGGTCAACAATGCTGCACTTGTTGCGGCCATCCCCGCCGCCAGTATATTTTCTGGCGCAGTGCCAGAGAACACCGCAGCGCCTTGTATCGGAATCATGTCCGTCAGCACGACACAGCGTAACACCGTAGCAATGACTGAGGCTCAGAAACAAGCGACGGAGCGCGTCCAGGTTACGGTCTATGCCGGCACGTACCCTTTGCAAAAGTCGTATATGGCGCTCGTTCGCGCGGCTTGTCCTAACTCCAAAGGCACGATCAATGGTTTTTTATGCGATTCGATTCTGCCTGCCGGAGACGGCCCCGACTTCTTTGACGATGTGCTTATGATTTATGAGCAGTCTCAGGACTTTATGGTGAAATACGCCAGGTAGTAAGTGCTTGCATATCCGCGCGTAATGATGTAGCATTCCGCGCATAGTTTTATAACCGCTCATGCCGTGAGGCAGAAGCAACCCCCGCCGAGCATCGCGGGGGTCCCTTTGAAGGAGTCCATCATGGCAGAACGTACAGTAATCGAATCGATGGCGGGTGCTACGCTTGCCATTTCCGCAACTCTCCCCGCAACTTATGACGCAGCCGGATATGGCGCGACAACGATCACTTACACCGCCGTTGGCGAGGTGGAAAGCATTGGCGCGAATGGGGTTACGGCGGCAGTCACCGAGTTTACTCCGATCAACACGATGGTCACGACCAAGATCAAGGGGTCGAAGAACTACGGCAACATGGCAATTGTCCTCGGCGCGTTGCCGAGCGATGCGGGGCAGGATGTTATTGAATTGGCTGCCGAATCGTCTGCGCATTACAGTATCAAGCTGACCTATCCTGATACATCCATTCACTACATGGATGTGCTGGTGACCAAATTCGAGCAAGCTGGCGGCGCTGTGAACGACGTACACAAGATCAATGTTGAAATGGCGATTTGCCGCAAACCAGTTATCGTTGCACAGGTGTAACGATGTGGAGTACCTGCCTGGCGGTGTCTCTCCTTCGCTGGGAGCGCCGTCCAGGTAAGGGCAGTTTAAAACCAAGCGAAGGGAAACAAAATGGACATTCGTACAAAGGCAGTATCCACGGCGGGCCGATTGCATCTGCGTGATGCAAACGATGAGCTGCTTTACGCAGAAGATGGCAAGGAAGTCGCCGTCAATGTGTTTGGCCCAGGCTCGAAGCAGTACGCCAAGGCGCAAGCCACGCAGCAAAACCGCATGCTGGACATGCTGAAGCGCAAGGGCAAGTCGGATCAGACGGCTGACCAGAAGCGTTCCGAAAATGCTGAGTTTTTGGCCGACATTACCGAGTCGTTCGAGAACCTGGAATATGACGGTTTGACCGGACACGCCTTGGCATTCGCGGTGTATTCCGATCAGACCATTGGTTTTGTGGCTGACCAGGTGGCAAAATTCGTCGGTGAATGGTCAAATTTTACGACGAACTCTACGACGAACTGAGCATTTACGTCCGGCATTCCGCGTGGCTTAACGCCGTGCCGGACGCTCCAGAGGGCAACAAGAAGGCGCGTAGAGAGAGTCTGAAAGAGCCGATTGAAATGCCTCAAGTGGGCGCAGATCACATCATAACGTATCTGTTCGAGATCGGCCCGACGTTGGGGGAGGCATCGGTAAGCCACGCGGAGATTGAAGCGTGGCAACGCAACACTGGCATCAAACTTGACGCATGGGAGACGCGATTCGTGAAACGGTTATCAGTAGAATATCTTGCCGAATCGCGTACTGCGCGCAAGCTTGCCGCCCCCGCACCTTGGGAGGACGGCCCGCATGCCAAGATGATCGCCGCCGCCAATCTCGCGGCCGCCGTGCATAGGATGACGGAGTTATGATCGCCGGCGTCCTTGAGATTCAGCTCATGGCAAACATGGCGCGTTTGTCGGATGACATGCGTCGTGCTGAGCGGGTCGTGACCGGCCATATGAGCAAGGTCGAGAGTTCTGTTGCTTCCGCCAAACGCGCCATGTCACAACTCGGCATGGGCCTGTCCGTTGGCATATTGGCCGACACTCTACGCCGCACTGTGGACTCCTACACCAAATTGGACGCCCAATTGCGGCTCAGCACGAAGTCTCAAGAGCAGTACAACAAAGCTCTATCTGACATCCGCAGCATATCTTCGGTCGCGCAATCCGACATAACCGCGACGACCATGCTATACACCCGGCTGTTGAATGTGATGGATGGAACGGGCGTCTCGCAAGAGAAGCTTAATCTCGTCACTCAGACCGTATCGTTTGGCCTCAAAGCGTATGGCGCGACAGCACAGGAAGCTGCGAGCGCGTCACTCCAACTATCGCAGGCGATGGGCGCGAACCGGCTGGGGGGAGAAGAATTCCGCGCCGTCATGGAGGCCATGCCAAACATCATGAAGGTGCTGGCAAATAGCATGGGTGTTCCGCTGGGAGAATTGCGCGCGCTATCCATCGCCGGCAAGATCACGGCGGAGGAAATGGTTAAGGCTTGGGGCAATCCTGAGATCGCGGCGCAATTCCGTAAATTGGCAGAGAACGCACAAACTATCACGGGGGCCTGGACGGTGGCGCGCAACGAGTTGACGTTGCTGGTTGGTGAGTTCGCAAAATCGTCGGGGGCCACCGGAAGTATGATTGCGGGGTTTAAGGGGTTGGCGGAGATTATCAAATTTTTAGCCGACAACATGGGCGTTCTGCTTAATGCGCTATACGCCTACATCACTGTGGTTGGCGGGAAGTTCATAATCGGATTGATTGCTGCGCGTGCGGCACAAGCGAATCTCAACGCCGCGCATGCCGAGGCGTTGGCGATGAATGTAGCGGAGGAGCAGGCGAAACAGAAAGCCCTCGTATCCACAATGGCGGCAAATCGAGCCAGCATAGCTGCCGCTACAGCGAAATTAGCGGAAGCCGACGCAGTAGGCGCGCTCACTGTGGCGCATTACAACGAAACCCGCGCCGCAGAGTCGAACATTGCTGTAAAGCAAGCGGAGCGCGCTTTGAGTATCCAAAATTTAGCGGCTATCGGGAAAGAGTCCGCAGCAGTAAATGCCGTCATAGCGTCTAAGGGCGCGGCGGTATCGAACGCACTAAAAGCGGAGCGCGCTGCGATATTGGAACGTCGTGCGCTCGCAAAAATCGAACTTGCACAGATTGACGCGAGCATCGCGGCGTATAAAGCGCAAGCTGCAGCTAACGTGCAAGCAGAACAGGCCATGACGGCAGCAATGGCGCAGCGTACTGCGATGCAGACTAAACTGTTGGCGTTGGAGGAAGCTCAGATAATCGCTGAGAAGCAATTGGCGGCCTCTACTGCTGGGGTTGCCGCTGCTCAAAAATTGCACGCCGCAGGGACTGTGTCTGTCATCGGGCGCATCAAAGGGTTGGTTGGCCGCGCTGGTTGGATAGGCATGGCGTTGTTTGGCGTGTGGACTGTCGTTGATTTTTTGACCGGAATGCAGTCCGTTGCCGATGGCGCGAAAAAGACCGTGGACGAGATGTCAAATATGACGCTCGCCCAAATGCAACTTTTGCGTAACGCAAAGGCACTTGAAATTGCGTTGATGAAGCAAAGCATGTTCAGTGGTTTTAATGAAAATGAAATTCGCATAGCGGAACAAGCTTTACGTGCGATAGACCAGCAAATAACCAAAACTTTGGAGGGAATGAAAAAAGGCGATGAGGAGTCTACTAAATTCCTCGGGAATATGGATAACGACTCGAGATATGTGCTTAAGCAATACGAGAAATTGCAGAAGCAACTTAAAGATAATGATATAACTCAAGCTGATTTTAACGCAAAAGTGCGCGATCTTTACGCCCATGTGTACCCGAATTTAATTTCTTCATCCAAGGAATTGGCGAAAGCACGCAAAGATGAGTTTGCTGTTTGGAAAGACATGTCGGGGATAGCGGATCGACTCGAAGCGGAGGTGCTGTCTGATAATCTGCGTTTGACCGAGACGCAAAAAGTAGAGCAAAAATGGAAGCAATTAATTAAAGGCCGCACTGTTACACTAAAAGAGGAACTGGAGTATCAGCGAGCCCTTGAGGCCGCCCGCGCTGCCGACCAGATCAAACGTGCCGCAGATACCGAGAAAGCCATCATTAAGCAGCGCAAGGCCCTTCAGGCGCAGCAAGCCGAACTTGCTGGCACTCAAAGAGAGACGGCAGGTATTGTTGGGCAAAACGCGCTGTTTGGCTTGACCGGCGAAGCGCGCCTTGCTGCTGAATTGGAACAAGCCAAAAAAGCCGAGGATATGCGTTACGCCGCACAACTCGAAGCCCAAGCCCGTCGTATCCAGACGATGATTGATGAAAACACGTGGGAACAGGATACGGCGACCGAGCAGGCTGCGATCATGGAGGAAATGGAACGTCAACACCAAGAGCGCCTGACCCAGATAGAACAAGAGGGCATCACCAAGCGCCAGGCGCAACAGACGGGGTTGCTCAAATTTGCAACATTGATCCGTCAGATCGATTTCAAGGCATCCAAAGAAAAGCTGGCGGATGACGTAAATAACGCGTTGAAGGCGGGGGCAGAGATAACGGCAGAATTCGCTCAACGCAGCCGCACCATGTTCGAGTTGAACAAGGCGTTTTCCATATCGTCTGCCATTATCGACACCCTCGTGGCTATCGGCAAGATACAACGCGAATTCCCAGGCCCCGTGGGATGGGCGATGGGTGCGGTGCAGGCCGGTTTGGGCGCGCTCCGCGTGGCACAGATTGCCAATACTAAATTCGGCGGGGGCGGCGTAGGGGCGGTTTCTGCCGGGGTAAGCGCTGCGGCGGGCGCTGGTGTGCCGAGCATGGCGACCAGCGCCCCAATTGCAGCCCCGGTCACCCCCGCTTTGCCAACCCCAGCTGCAGCGCCAGTGCGCAGGATTGACTTATACCTGCGCGGAGACGACATATACAGTGCGAAATCTGTGCGTGAACAACTCGTGCCGGCGCTGAATGACGCGCTGGATGACGGCGTAATTATTAATGTGAGGCCACTGTGACAACAATCGTTTGGGATAACCGGCTCGCAGACGGCACACCGGTAGCCAGCACCACCGCATCAGGTGCGGTGATTAATCTGGCTGATTTCCGCCCGTATACGAGTTGGGCTCCGACGACTCTCCCAGCCACTGTTACTATCGATTGTGGGACGCCGCAAAGCGCCGATACGCTTGGCATTTTTAATCACGATTTGTTTGATGGGCGCTACGGTATTGAAGTCCACGGATCGGTTGACAATTTTGTGGCGCATGACGCTTTGGTAAAGACATACACGCCCGCCGGCAACGACCCAATCATAACGACGTTTACTAGCGCGTCGTACCGCTACTGGCGATTGCATGTTGTCGATTGGGTATCTCTTGGACAGATTTCCCGTAATTGGCGCGGAATGACAACGCTCGGGTCTGATGTATATGCTTGCGTACATGGTGGGGATATATACAAACAGACAGGAGGCGTAGGAGTTTTCGCGGCTCTTGGAGAGACCTCACGTAATTGGCGCGGAATGACAACGCTCGGGTCTGATGTATATGCTTGCGTATACGGAGGCGACATATACAAACAGACCGGAGGCACAGGTGCTTTTGCCGCTCTTGGAGAGACAACTCGTAGTTGGATTGGAATGACAACGCTCGGGTCCGACGTGTATGCTTGCGTATATGGTGGGGATATATACAAACAGACAGGAGGCGTAGGAGTTTTCGCGGCTCTTGGAGAGACCTCACGTAATTGGTTCAGCATGACGACGCTCGGGTCTGACGTATATGCTTGCGTAGACGGAGGCGACATATACAAACAGACAGGTGGCACAGGTGCTTTTGCCGCTCTTGGAGAGACCTCACGTAGATGGATCGGTATGACAACGCTCGGATCCGACGTATATGCTTGCGTATATAGTGGGGGTGATATATACAAGCAGACCGGAGGCACAGGTGCTTTTGCCGCTCTTGGAGAGGCCTCACGTAATTGGGCCGGCATGACAACGCTCGGGTCCGACGTATACGCTTGTGTGTACGGGGGTGACATATACAGAAGTGAGACGGCTCCATCTATAACAACAGACGCCCCAACCCTCACCGTTGTAGCACTCGGCGTTGGTCTGCCATTTGAAATAGGTGTCGGCGTCGGCTTTGACCCGTTGGCGCGCACCGTCCACGGGCAGACCAATATCTCGGAACAAGGTCTGCCACTTGGCAAATCCATCCTGTTTGAACAGTGGTCGCAGAGCATTAGTGTCCCGGTGAGTAATACCTGGTTGCGCAACACTTTCCTCCCCGCATGGAAGTCTCATCTGCGCGGCAATCCGTTTTTGTTCGCCTTTGACCCAACAACGTATCCTGATGAAATTTATTTGGTGGAAGCAGACGGCAGTATCACTACTGCGCCAATTTCAGGCGAATACTCAACTCTCAATATGACGATAAGAGGGGTCGCGTTACCATGAGCGCTCTGCCGACAACTGCCGCTCGCACCGCCGCCTTGCAGGCCCAAGAGCGGCTACCGTGCGTTGTGTTTGAGCCGACGTTTGACAAATGCTCACTCACCTACGGCGTCGCACCCTGTACCGCTGCCGGCGCAGTCGGGTCCGAGTGTTACAACACCCGCACCACTTGTCAGGATACAGCGAATTACGCGCGCACCACAGTCACAAAAAAATACGTTTCTCGCGGAGTCATGTCGCCTCCGGGAACCAATCTGCGCCCTTATGTGCTCGACAGCGTGGACGCACCGACCGCGCTTGATTTTGAGGCAGGATTGGCGGCACGCAACAGCATAACGCTTATGCTGGCCGACGAGACGGATAATGATGGCGATCAAGACCCCTATTATGCGACGCGCACTACTGCGCCGCAAGGCACGTATTGGATGCGGTGGTTGGCTCGCAATCAGCACTACGTCGGGCGTCCTGCTAAAATACGACGGGGGTTCGCTGCATCGCCGTGGGATTGGGATTTATTCATCGATGAGCTGTATATCATCGATCAGATCGTCGTCGACAACAACGGGCAGGTCAAAATCACACTTAAAGACCCGCTTAAACTGGCCGACAACACAACCATTCCGCTGCCCACTTCCGGGGCGATACAGGAGGCGCTTGCCAACATAGAGGACACCGGGGACGCCCAAGCCGGGGGCGCGTCTACTATCACGCTTGCGTCCGGCGCGTCGGCCTTGGACGATTACTATAACGGCATGGAGGTGTACATCTATGCCAATACGGGGGCGGGGCAGCGGCGCATCGTGCAAAGCTACGTGGGGGCGACTCGCGTTGCTACGGTTACGGTTGCGTGGTCGGTCGTGCCGGATACGACCAGCTCTTACGAGGTAAGCGCCCTCTCCGTGACCTTTGACACCGGCAAGGGCGCGCAATACGCTGACCCCGCCACCTCGGGAAAGGCTGAGTACATCCGCATCAATTCGGAGATCATCCGGTATACGGCCAAGTCGTCTGACACACTGTCCTGGACGGATTCGACAAATCGCGCGCAATTTGGCACAACACGTGCCGATCATGCGGTTGGAGATACGGCACAATTGTGCCGTGCGTTCCTGGATCAGACGATGGAGAATACAGTGACCGCGCTGCTGACCGAGGGCGGCATCGACCCGGCGTACATATCCTCCGACATTGCCACTGAGGCAACCATCTGGTACGGCTCAACCTTCAACGTAACGGCCTGTATTTCCTCTCCGGAGAAAGCCAGCGATTTGCTTGCCGACTTGATGAAACAGATCAATGCGGTAATGTGGTGGTCACCACAGGTGCAAAAGGTCGAGATGAAAGCAGTCATGCCGTCCTCCGAGACTTACCAGACGTATGATGACGAGTCCGCTATTGTGAGCAAGAGCATGTCAGTTAAAAACCTGGACACTGTGCGCATTACGCAAATGGCGGTCCGTTTCGCTCAATCTGATGCGACCAGCAATTTGACCGAGCCGCGCAATTTCCAGCGCACCACTGTGGTAGTGGACGCTAACGCGCAATCGGCAGACGAGTATGGGGACGTGCGCCCGAAGGTAGTCACCTCTCGCTGGTTCGGCACAGCAAATAGCTCGGCCATGCTGGCAACTTGCACGCGACAGGTAAATCGGCTCCACGACTCTCCCAAGTTATTCTCGTTCAAATTGGACCCGAAGGACTATACGCGGCCTATCGGCTCTCTAGTGGTTGTCGAGAGCCACAAACACGTTGATTTTACGGGAGCGCCAAAGCCGGAAGTGTGCATGCTCACCCAAAGCAAGGATGCCGGAACGCACATTGAGGTGCAGGCGCGAGCTTTGAATTTTACCGTTCGATATGGATTCATTGCCCCGAACGGAACGGCGGATTACCCAACGGATACAGTTTATGCACATATCTGTCAGAATACGGGTAAAATGACGAACGGTGACATCCCGTTTAACATAATATGACAGCCATATCAAAATCTTGGGTAGCAATCGCGGACAGCCAGGTTGACCCGGACAGTCCGCTTGACGCGGCGTTGATGACCGCTCTTCGTGACGATTTAGTGCACCTGCGCGAATGGCTCGGAGCGAGCTATACTGCCGGCGCAGTGCAGAACCACGACCATGACGGGGTGAACTCCGCACTCGTTCCAATTGGGGCGAATGCTCTGCGGAACGGGTCGTTTGAATCCGATACGGGCGGATGGACGACCGCAACGTTTACCGGTGGTACTGTTGCAATCAATACGGCGAATGCCATGGACGGGGTAAATTGCCTCGCATTCACCAGCACGGTGCTTGCGAATGGTGGCGGCACAGCAACCAGTAATGAGTTCATTCCTGCGGCGGCGGGCATGACGTACAGCATCCGGGGGATCGTCAAGGCCAGTGTCGCAAACGTCTCGTCGCGGATTGAGGTGGTGTGGTACAACAGCGCGCAAGCTCAAATATCAACGTCCCAGGCATACAACACCGCCGCCACCCCGACCACTCAAACAGAAGTCGGGGCGGGATTGACCGCCCCCGCTAATACCCGGTTCTATAAGGTCAAGATAACAGGCGGCGTCCCTGCGCTCGGATCGGCTACAGGGACAATCTATTTCGACCAAATGTTTGCGCAAAAGCCGCTAGCCGGCTTGCTGAGAATTAGCCGCGTAACCGCTACTGATGCAGCGTGGGTTCCGTTGGCCGCGACCAAAACATTGTTGTTTAAGTTGGTTGGCGGGGGCGGCGGCGGGGCGGGCGGGGCAAATGCTGGCGGGGCGAATGCTGGCGGAGGGGGTGGCGGGGGTCAAGCCGGAGAATGCGTATATTTTTACGACGGTAGCCCAGATGCAAGTTATAACATAACAATCGGGGCTGGAGGCGCTGGCGGGGCTGCGGCGACAAACGGGGCTGTCGGGGGTTCAACGTCGGTGTCTGGATACTACACCGCAATAGGAGGCTCCGGAGGGAAAATCGCCTCTACATATTCTATAGTTGGGGGGGCGGGCGGCAGCGGGGCGGGGTCGATCTATAGCGGGGCCACTGGAGGCGCTGGCGGGGTAACGAACGGGGCGGCTGGTTATAACGGCGGGGATGGGGTTGCGACTTCTGGAACGGGGGGCGGGGGCGGTGGTTCTGGGGGCTCCGCCGCTTTCGGAATTGGGGCTGGCGCGGGGGGCGCAGGCGGCACACATGGTGGCGCGTATTATGGGGTTGCGGGGTCCGCAGCGACGGCGAATTCTGGAGGTGGCGGAGGGGGCGGCGGAGGTTCTGCGGGCTTTGTGGGGTACACTGGCGGCGCTGGTGGGGCCGGGGGGTCTGGGGTTGTTTATGTTCTGGAGTTTTCATAATGGACGCTGCGGTATTAGACATTGATGGAAAAGTGGTAAACATCATCGCAGTTTCCGGCGAATCTCCGGACTGGATTGTAATCCCCACGGGGCAATCGGTTAATATCGGCGATATCTATGACGGCACAACATTCTCCCCGCCTGCCAAGGATATTGAGACAATACGCTTGGAGCGCTTGGCACTGATGGACAGTACCTACGAGACACTGGAACATGAGCCGATCGCGTATATGGGCACGGTGTTCCAGGCGGACGACTATTCGCAAGACCTGATCGCCAAGACCCTTGTGGCGCTCGGGGGAGTGACTCCTGCCGATCTGGGCTGGTGGGATGTGACCAACACACGGGTGCTGATGACGAACGCGCAATTGCAGGGGTTGGGCCAAGCCATATTCGCGCGCAATCAACCATTGTACATCAACAAGCAAGCCAGGAAAGCCGCCATACGGGCCGCTATAACGGTTGCGGAAATCGAGGCAGTGGTATGGTAACTCTGATGAGGGTTTAGGTTTCTGAAAAACATGGCAAGGGCAAATGCAAAATTATTTCGAGACGCTATTTGGAGTGAAAAGCTACGCAACACTGGTCATGGCGTTTTTCGGTGCGGCCATCAGTCTGAGTTATGTGCAAGAGCTATCCAGATTGAGGTTGTTTTTTAGTCTGTGTGGCGGGACTGCAGCGGCCATAAACGCAGCACCGTTACTGGTGTATTACTTTCAGATTCCAGAGGCTCTTGAGCATGCGGTAGCATTCTTTGCGGGTCTTTTGGCGATGAGGGCGTTTCCTGTACTGTTGGCTATGGTAGATAGGCTTCGAGGCATACCACTGCCAGGACTTCCGGAGAAAAAGGAATGAAAATATCTTTAGCAATTGATATTATCCAGACATTGGCGTGCTTGTACATATTGAAGGTCGGGCTTCACAGCCTAAATAGGATGACTTGCGCGACATCACATCGTATCCGGTTCACGTTTGTGTTACTGTCAGTCGGTGCGCTATGTTATATCCTGTGGATATGGCAGCCGTGTGGCCCAATATCGGAATATGTTGATGGGCTGGATATGTATGATCTGTTCAACACACTATGGATATTGAGCGTTACAGTATACGTTGCCGTAACCCAGTGTCAGAGGCGCAAAAGCACCTTCCATGGCTGCGAGAGGCGGGGTTAGATAGGGAGCCACGCGCTCCCTTTAGATGTTGCTCAATAGTTCTATGGCCTGACTCTAATGGTCATTATGCCGAAATTTTGCAATGTCGTCGCCATGTCCACGACTACTCCTGCGCACTCTTTGTGCAGCGTTGCCCGTAATCTTTCCGTAGTGATGCGGGACAGCCGTTGTTGTTCAAGCAGAGTGAGCGCACCTTGCGGCTGACCTTCCGGAAACGCCGGAGCACTATTGACGATGGCCGCGATCGCTGTGTAGCAAACCACGGCTTCAGTATCGCCTCCGGCTTCCGCCAAGATTAGCGCATCCTTTGCGTCCGCCTGCGCGGTTTGCTTGAGTTGATTGGAAACAGTAGAGCACCCTGTAAGGAGGATGGCTGCGAAAATAATTGCTGCTAGTTGGTGCATGATGTTCTCCTTTTTAGTTGATAGGCATTTAAGGCACTATTCATCCTTTCACCCGAGCAATCAGCCGCTCGGCCCATTTGTTTGCATTGCCGGATAGCATCAATTGCTCAACACGGGTAAGCGCCAGGCACATGTGTTCTTTCTCCCCCACACTTAGCGCGCTCAGTAAAATATAAATTTCATCTTCATCTCCGATCTCAGAGACGCCGCGTTTCAACGCATCCGCCATGCTGGCATACCTGATGTTCAGTTCCATGTTTGATCTCCGGGTTGACGCAGTTGAGGATATGCTGCGCAGTTCTGCGCCGCGCAGCTTTATTCCAGTAGGTGTAAGGCACAACAGCCTGCGGTGTGTCCGAACCATCCACTAAGGCAAATTCCGAATCGTTGTCTACCAGCCTCCACGTGTCCATTTCAAATCCTCCCAGCCCAGCGGGCCTTTTCAGCAACGCGAGCAAGGCAACTTGCTGTTCTATGCTGCGGGGTATGATGCAAGTTGTCTTGCGGGCGATACGCCGAGTGTAGCACCCAACGATTTCCAAGGAACTCTTTTGCTGCTGCCAATTTGCAACGATGCCGCTGTTCGAATTGGCCTTGTTCGTCGTTAATGTTTGCTGCGTGATCTGTATTCATCACAAGTCTCCTCTGCGTTTTCCTTCAAGTTTCGGATCGATGAACAAAAAGGGATAAGCTTCCCGCCATCCCGGCAACTCGGCCCCTTTTTGATCTTTTTCTCTTTTCGATCTGTATTCTTTTACGTCATAATTCAATTCAAGTTCTTGCCACACATCTACCCAAGATTTAAACCGGCGGGCCCGCCCTAAGTGGGCGATTTCTTTAGTCTCTGCCATAGTCTTGAGCGCCGCGGTAAGTCCAGGCATATTGCAAATGTTGCGCAAGTCCGTCGTCGAAAAAGACCTGCGGCTAAATTTTGATATCGCGTACCGGATTCTGTCATTCACGCTAATACGCTCCACCAATGTGCTCGACTTCATTCATTTTGATACTCCTCAGTCGGTTAATGATGGCTTATGGTAGGACAAGTTGACGGTCGTGTCAACCCTTTCTGTAGCGTTTCCCGCGCCACCCGCCATTTGCCTTGATGGGCCAGCCAGCGGCCCATTCCGGCATCGTGGACATGATGCGCTCAAATTCCTCTACGCTGCCGAAGCCCCCCGGCACTTCCGCAACATCTTCGTCGTACACGTGAAGCACGATGGGGTAGCCCGCCGCTTCGAGCGCCTGGATACCGTACCATTGAATGTCGCGCGCCGTGGCCTGCACGATGTTCTCCACCAGCCGGCCGCCCCATGTTTCCATACGAATCCAACCTATCGGCCCGTTCTTTGGGTTGGTGTTGTTGCCCTCATAGCTGATCGAGTATGTTCCAGAACGCCGCGTGGAAGGGGAAAGCACGGGTTGGTGGTAGGTCAATTCGCGTCCCGACAGTAGACGGACGTACACGGCATCTCCTGTGGCTGACTCACGGCGCTGTACGCGCATTCCCCGCACCCATGCCTCCACGCCGGGGTTCAAACAGGCGTACACGAAAGCCCCTTCAATGCCATACAGCTCCGGCTTCCAGTTGCGTTCCTGCCCGCCCCATAGTTCCACGATTGACGGGCTGGCCGCACGCCACGCCAGGATCGCTTCCCGCATTTCATCCTCAGTCATAAACTCATCCGCACCAAACGCTTGCATTGAGCCGATCCAGCCTTGGTATCCAAGGGCGAGTTCTGCCACTTTGCCAATTGTCTTGCGAAGCGGATGATGCGACCCCTTGTTGGCGGGTTTTTCCGTCCACCACTCAGACTTTGCCAATTGCTCGTCAGTGTAGCCAGCATGCTTCATAAAGTCCTCGAACGGCACGCCGGAAATGCGTGCGGCGGATTGTTCATAGATTTTCCCGTGCGTCCGAAACACCTCACGTCGCCACTCCTCGCCCGCCAATTCCGCCACGACAACAGCCTCAATGGCACTATAGTCGGAGCACAGTAGGTCATGTCCTGGCGCAGCAACAAACAGGCCGCGCAGACAGCCAGAAACGGCCTGCATCGCGTCGCCCCACATATGCTCGACATATCCCAAGCTGCATGTTGCGATAGTGCGTAACGCATCTTCTACGGCCTCAGAGCACCACTCGACCTTGTGGGCCAATTGAACCGATGCCCCACAGTGGGGGCAGTCGGAACGATGTAGGCCGTAATGCTTCTCGCACGATTCACATTGCATGACGTGGACACCCGCCGAGTTAGGAAGGTTGGTCGGTTGCGGGCCGCTGCCAGTTATGCGCCCCGTGCGTGCCGCATGATAGAGGAATAGGTCGTGTAGGCGTCCAGCAGGCGTTACCATGTTGCTCATGGCAAATACTTTCTTCACGCTGGCACTGCCAACCAGTTGTCGGATTTCGAGCGCGCGGCGCACGTCCTTCGGCAGCTCCTGTTCCAGCAACTTACCCAAATGCTCCTCATCCAATGAATGAGTATGAATGCCTCGCCCGCCGCACCACGTGATCAGCTTCTGCAATTCGCTCGCTTTGGACACCGTTCCTTCTGTCAGCTCGCATAATTCCGCGTTATATTGCTCGTGCGCCTGTTCGATGACTGCGATGCAGCTCTCCACGCCAGCCACGTCGATCTGTACCCCCCGGTCGTTGATGCGCCGGTCCGTCATCCAGACGGACAATTCTTGTTCGGAAAGCGCGGGGATGCGCGCGGCAATGTCGGCTTCGGCGCGCACGTCTTGGTCACAATAGGCGTACAGGTTCTCGGCATCGGCGGGGTCGTCCTCCGGTAGGATGCGCAGTGCCTGGTTCGCTTTGGTCGGATTGCGGGGGATCGAGAATTTATCAAGGAGGCGCTTGCCGTCCTTGTTTTTAAGGTTGGCGACTTGCAACACCTCGCCACATTCGTCCAGTGAGCCGGGTAAAGCGTGCGCTCGGGCATCTGCCATTGTGTCGCGCAATTGTTCAAGACGTAACACAGGCCAGTCGAAGCGCGGAACAAGATGCCAGTTCCATATCTTAAACTCGAAGCCGCCGCTGTTCCAACCCGATACGAGCCGACCGGATGCGACAGCGTGCAGTAGCGGGACGGGGGAGGGGTCGCCAGGTTTCCAGCGTTGCACTCCAAAGCCGAGGTCATAAGACAGGATGAGCACTTCAAAAGTCGGATGCAGTACGTATGCTGCCGAACCAACCCGCAGTCCTTTCTTTTTCGGGACCCCCTTGAGTAGTCTCCATTTCCGCGTGTCAGCGTCCCAAACAAAGCCAGCCTCGGAGTATGTTTCAAAGTCCAGGCGGATCATTTGCACGGTTCCAGTGGTGGCGGAATAAGCCGCTCAAAACGGATCGGAACAAATTTGCTCATTCCGTTGCGCAAATAGAACTCTACGACCTCGCCAGTATCGGGGTCGCGGTATTTGCGCAACACGTGTTCCACGCCATTGATTGATACGCGGTTGCCGATCCAATCCATAAATTGACCGTCTCGTTCGCCTCCAACTATGAGTATTTTATTTGCCATGCCTGTCTCCTCACGTTGTCACAGAAGCAGCCGCCCGTACTGGCGCAGCCGCTTGAATTACAGCATGTAGCCGTGCTCGCGCAACAGAGCATCCGTCCACTGCCCAGTCGCCATGAACTGCTCATACGTCACACCGGCACACTTGGCCGTCATCTGGCGTGCCGGAGCAGGCGCTGACACTTGCAGGATGGCGGGGTTAGGCACGACGGGCGGAGCAGGTGGCGCGGCTGGTGTCGGAGCAGGTGCTGCAAACTGCGGAGCCGCCGCGGCCACGGGTTTTGCACCAGCCGGCAATGCCGCGCTGCCAAAGCCCATCTTTGTCGTGTCTACGTCCGTTGCGATGCGCTCGCCCTCGCCTACAAGTGCGACGGCAATCGGATTGAGGTACACGCCGGGGGTACCGTTCGGGACGAGTTTATTGCCCACCACGCTGCCGAATACTTGGATATAGAAGCCGGGAACGATTGCGCCGTCCGGCAACTCAACCTCACCTGTGGCATTGACGCGCTTGGGCAACCAGCCCTGCGAGAACCAGATAACCCAATGGCCCGCATAGCCCGTCATGTCGCACGGTTTCTTGCCCTTCTTATTTGGCAACTGACTATCTCCATCTGTGATCTTCCATGAGAAGGACGGAGATGCGACAAGGTTGGGGTGCGCCGTTGCTCCGGTTTCGTAGATAGTTTTACCCCAATCGGTTTGGTTCCAGTGCGTTTCGCCGGTTTTGGGGATAGCGTAGCCAAACGAGCAGTGTATTTCCGGCTGACCATTACGGTCGAGCTTGGGCGTGCCGTTCGTCTCGGTGCGGGGAAACAGTTTGTCGAGATTACCGCCGACCATACGACCGGCTGGAAATAAAATGTCAGGCATTTGTGTTGCTCCTATGAAGTGGTAAAAGTGATGCAGGTGCTACGATAATACAAATTGACGGTTGCGTCAAGCATTGCGTGCAAACACCGACGCAACGCGCGTCATATCGTCCTCAACCAGCGACACCGATCCAGTCTGCCGCTCGCTGTACCCCGCTACGATGTCAGGCGACAGCCCGGCCTTGCGCGCCTGATTTGGTGTGACGCATCCTGGCTTGCTCAAGTCGATACCAAGCGCCATGCCGAGTGCGACGACCTCTTGCACATCCGCCGTCCACTTCTCACGCCCCGCACTGGCCTTCAGTGTGAAGCCCGGCACATTAACTCCGCTGCGCACCGTGGCCGTCAAGTCCTCGACCAGCCCGCCCTCCATTTGCTTGAGGTGATCAGCGGCGCGGCGTATCTGGCGCAGACGCACCGCTTTGGCCTCCACCGACGCATCGAGCGGAATGGTGCTGCCGGACAAATATAGCGCGGATTGCTCCATGTGCAGCGCGGCCTCGCAGACGTGACGCGCGGGGCACTCGTAGCATTGCGGGCCGGTTTCGCATTGTGCATCCTTGCGCTCAGCATCCGCGCATGCTGCCATGAGCGTCATAGCGTACTCGCGCAACCTGTGGCCGTCGATGATCCACTCACGCACCGGCCCGTCGCGGTGGTATGACCGGGGCTGAACGATTTGCAAGATGACCTTGACAGTCGGCAGATAGCTCGGCATCCGTCCGATAGCGTAGGCAATGAGCTGCCAATTCATCACAGGTGATACGTAGCGATGGCCGAATTTGTAATCAGACACGAAGAGCACTCCGTCGGTCGGGCCATATGCGAGGTCTGGCGTACCCCAGCATTTGTTGTGAATGTACAGGCACTCGATACGCTTCTCAATGTCAGCCCCGTCCAGATACGGCGCGACGGCTTCGGCGTATATCTGCGCGCCTTCGACCATTTCTTCCGTAACGGCCACGCCATTACTAGTGAGCGACCCGACCGGCATCAACTCACCGTGCTGCACGAGCCGAGCCGCAACTTCGTGCGCAGCCGTACCCTCGCGTGACTCATCAGTGTCGTCCTCGTTCAGCGTCAGACCTGCGGATCGCGCCGCACGGATAAGCTGGTAACTGCCGGGGCAGGCAACCACACGGTTTAGGCCGGACGGGGCGAAGGGGGCGTGATCAGAGTGGCTCATTCGCGGCCTCCTTTAGGCCATCCTGCCGCTTTCAATTTGTCTTTCAAGTCTGTTGCGACCGGTAGACTTTTCTTCGGCGTATTGATCGGAATATATTTTTCCAACTCCGGAGCAACCGAAATGAGCATATCCGAAGTCGTGCAACCGGCCAGCAATGATTCGAGCGCGCGACGTGCTTCTTTCCGAGAATGCTTTTGCGCAGAATGTTGCTTGAGAAGCGGCGTAACGTCCGGCGCGTAGGACGCGATTTCATATGCACCATCGAACAGTGACGGATAATTGATGTACGCGCCGTCACGGTAAGTTGATGAGTGAATGAACACCGAAGGATTGTGTGCGTAGGCATCGCGGATTATTTTCGGAGCAGCGGCGGTAACAAGATTCTTTATCAAGTCATTCGCCTGCCCCAAGTAATCGACGGTCTTTGTGTCGGCCATCACGCTGTTGACAATTTGCTTCTTTAACTCAACAGTGAGTCTCATTTGCACACCTCGTCAATCCGCGCCTTCACCGCTTCAACCAAATCGGGGCGTGCGCCGAGTGCGGCCAGGTGCGGTAGGCCAAACTCTGCGGTAATTTCCAGCAACTTGTCTTGTTGGAGCTTGCCGGACACCAGCATCGGCGTGACATGCTTCATCAGGTCAGCAAAGGTGAGGGGGGCGGCGGGGGCTGGAGCGGGCGGCACGGGCGGCTCGACGGCATCCAGTTTGGCCTGCATCTCGGCAAGTGTGGCGGTCGGTGCGGACGGAACAGGTGGTACGGGCGCAGGGGCAGCGTCCACATCGGCAAGAGTCGGCCCAACCGCGCCAGCGCCTGCCATCGCTTCCAACTTTGCCGCATCAGCGTCAAGCTCGGGCGAACCGTGCGTCTGAGGCACAGGTATCGTCTGCACCGCACGTAACTCGGCTTCAACCTCTTCAATCAACGCCGGATCGACCCCGCGCAGGTACCGCCATCTACCATCGGCAACCTTGGCCCGGCTGGACGAGTGGATGCGTTTGTCCCACGGCAGCCCGTTCGCGTCGAGTTCGGCGCTGACTGGTGCTGGTGCTGGTGCCGGTGCCGGTGCTGGTGCTGGTGCTGGTGCTGGTGCTACGAGGGCGGCGGCATTAGCGATTATTTCGCGCGGCTCGTTCGGGCTTGGTGCCGGAGAAATACCTCTGCGATACCCCGCGTCAATCGGCGTCCATCCCACGGGTTTCGACTCCCATTGTTTCAACACGACACGCAGCACAGCACGTTCCGCGTCGGTCAAGTCGTTGATGTTATTGATAGTGATACTCAAACTCATGGTAATTCTCCTTTGCTGGTTAAAAAATATTGTTGACGCGGAACGAAGCGTAGAGTAAATTGACGGCCTTGTCAATAACTTTACGAGGAGGTGTGAGATGCGTCAATCTGGTAGAACAACCAAGCAGATGTTGGATGCCCCGTGTAATGCCGTTTTCATATGGTGCAATAACGAGACTTTTTACGCAAAATGTTTGGCGAGCGACATAGGGCGTGGCGACTTGGAAATCGTGCAGCCGAACTGGCTGAGAGATGGTTGGAGGGGCCGCACTTTTTCTGGGATCATCGTTGACCACGCGGTATGTTTGAGTATTGATGAAAACGACGCATTGGACAAAGCGATGGCGAGGGTGCGTAATGTGTAACCACTATTTCATCCCGGCCAAGTGCGCCAAGACAGGCAAGCGATACCGCAAATGTGTCAAATGTGGGTTTATAACTGAGGAGGTGTGAGATGTTGGAGCAAGTGATAGTCGTGACCAAAATAAAAGAGGCAGAGGGGTTGAGTAGCGATTGTGGCGGGCACGGCATGGAATGGACGTGTCCTGACTGCAACGAAACAATCCGGTACGCGCCGATGATGTGGTGGAGATTGGAGTGTTCATGCCGTGAATGGGATTTGAAAATCGAAGCAATTGGCACACGTAAATGACCATTCAACTCCGCCCCTTCCAATCCGACCTATCCGCCCGTATCTCCGAAGCGTGGCGTGACGGCGCGCGTGATGTGCTCGGTGTGCTGCCCTGCGGTGCCGGTAAATCCGTGGTCGCCGCGCACTTTCTCGCGCATGAGCCGCACACTGCCGTCTTTGTCGCGCATCGCTCAGAACTTGTGTCCGGCGAGAGCTTGGCGCTTGCACGTAACGGTGTGCGCCATCGTGTCATTGGTCAACCGGCATTGCGGCGCGAGTGCTCCAGGCGTCACGTTGCCGAGGGGCTGTACGATCACGTTGACCACCGAGCGCGAGTGGCGATAGCGAGTGTTGACACGTTGGTCGGTTTGCCCGACAACGACCCATTGCGCGCCGAGTGTCGATTAGTCGTAACCGACGAGTGCTTCCCGGCAGGCACACTTGTCGATGGCGCTTCGATTGAAACGCTGCGGATCGGCGACACGGTTACGGCGTTCGATGAGACGACCGGCGAGTTCGCAAAGCGTCGTATTACCGCGCTACACCGCAATCCAATGCCTAAACACATGATGCGTATTGAAACGGCAGCGCATCATGTGTTACACTGCACACCAGGGCATCCGTTCTGGACGAAGCGCGGGTGGAAACTGGCTCACGAGCTAGACATTGACGACGAGGTGTACTGTGGCGAAAATAGTTCGACAAGTAGTGGCGTGCATAGAGTGCGGGAATCCTGCGACATTGGAGAAAAAATATCAACGCGACATGTACGCAGAGGATGGGCGGGCATTTTGTGGCAAAAAGTGTTCGGGGGCATATCGCGGGCGAATTTCGTCGGTGACGATGGCAAGAACAAATCGAAAGTACGCTTCGGAACGAATGAAAAAGAACAATCCGATGCGCGACGAAGCTGCGCGGAAAAAGATGTCAGAGACATTGCGTGCGATCAAACATGCTCCGAAAATACGAGGAGGGAATGGGAAAGAACCTGCCGTGGCCGAACAAGTTTTAGCATTACTGTTCTCGGAGCACGGATTCATTCCGCAGTACGCGGTGAAAACTGGCGCGAAGCGTGGAAACGGTGTTTATCCCCAGTGCTACAAACCGGACTCGGCGAATCCAGAACTGAAGATCGCGCTGGAAGCCGACGGGCCGAGCCACTATTCTCTTACTCGTCGCGCGCAGGACGCGAAGAAGGACGCCTTTTTAGTTGGTGCAGGTTGGACAGTGTTGAGATTTACCAACGAGCAGATATTGAACAACCCGACAAGTGTGTTGGAGACGGTTTTGTTTACAATATCGAAGTTGAAGAGTTGCACACCTATGTCGCAAACGGCGTAGTTGTTCACAACTGCCATCACCTCCTGCGCGAAAATAAGTGGGGCCGCGCGCTCGATATGTTCCCCAATGCACGCGGCCTTGGCCTATCCGCCACACCGTATCGTGCGGACGGCAAGGGGCTTGGTCGGCATGCGGATGGGGTGTTTGACGTGATGGTTGAAGGCCCGAATGCCCGCGAGATCGAGCTAATGGGGTTCCTCGCCCCGCATGTCATCTATGCCCCGCCATCCGACCTCGACCTGTCGCATGTGCCAGTTGCAGCATCCGGGGACTACTCCCCAAAGCCCCTTGCCGAAGCAACGCGCAAATCTCACATCCTGGGCGACGTGGTAGACCATTATCGCAGGCTGGCCGACGGATTGCTCGGCATGACGTTCTGCGTTGACGTGGAGAGTTGCGTCGCGGTCGCCGCAGCGTTCCGTGCCGCTGGCGTGCCTGCCGAGGTGGTCACAGGTAAGACACCGCCCGACGCGAGGAATGCCATATTCCGCAAATTCCGCAGCCGCCAGATCCTGCAACTCGTATCGTGCGAAATCGCTGGCGAAGGCTTCGACCTGCCCGACGTGGAGGTCATCTCGCTGGCCCGCGCGTCGGAGTCGTTCACACTGGCAACCCAGCAAATCGGTCGGGTAAAGCGCACGTTGCCCGGTAAGACCAAGGGCATCGTCATCGACCACGTTGGCAATACGACGCGCCATTGTCAAGCCAAGCGATGCCCGCAGACTGGCGAGTGGTACATTGCGGTCGGTGAACGCGAATGGACGCTTGACCGGCGTGAGCGACGCAGCGCCAGCAACAAGCCAACCGTAGCTATCACGACATGCCCGTCGTGTCTGAGAAGCTACGAGCGCGTCATAGGGCGCAAATGCCCGTATTGTGCACATGAGGCACAACCGGCCGGGCGCAGCGCACCGGAGCAAGTGGATGGAGTGTTGGCAGAGCTTGACCCCGCGGCACTCGCGGCGATGCAGCAGGCTATCGCGCATGTAGACGGTGCGCCGGCAATACCGTGGGGCGCGACTGCGGCTGTCCAGGGCGCAGTGATGAAACGGCATCGGGAGCGACAAGAGGCGCAGGCTGCGTTGCGGCAGGCTATAGCGGTGTGGGCGGGCGGTCGGGCGCAGGGGCAGGACGCTGAGACGGTAGCGCGGTTGCAGCGGGAATTTTGGCTGTCATACGGGGTGGATGTAGCGACGGCGCAGGCGTTGGGGCGAACTGAGGCACTGGCACTGTTGGAACGTATTGACAACACGGTCAACTTGCCTCACAATGTGTCACATCATACGACTGAGAGGAAATGAAATGAAACTAACAACTACACTTGCGCTGCTGCGCCAAAACAATGCGTGCGAACGAGGCTACAACCTCATCGCCAACCACGTTGGACAAGACTTTACCGGCCAGATCGACTTGTTGACCATCCTTGAAGTGAATGGGCTAGCGGACTGCTTATGGGCCTTGCGCGCTACGGAGCAATTGGAAGGAATGCTCATTGCTGTAGAGTTTTCCATCTGTTGCGCCGAGCCGTATTGCACGGATGCGGCGTGGCGCACTTGGGCTACGAACTGGGTGAACGGTTCGGATAGATCGCAAAAGGCGGCGGCGGCGGCGGCGGCGGCGGCGAGGGCGGCGGCGGCGGAGGCGGACGACAAACCGCGCCAACTCGCAATCTTGCGGAAGTTGCTGTCATGACCAACCGCATGCTACACGACTGGTCAATCCACCATCACGTCTCGCTCGAAGCGTTGCAGGAATTGCACGTATTGCTCACGAGTACCGTGCCGTTGCCAAACCCAGGCGCGGGGCAGTCGGAGAGCGATGTGCAAGCCCGCGTCCGTCTAGCTGCGTCACAAGCGGGCAACGTGCTGTGGCGCAACAATACTGGCGTGTTGCCAGATGCCAGAGGCGTGCCGGTACGGTTCGGATTGTGCAATGAGTCGCCCGCTGTAAATGCGAGTTGCAAGTCCTCGGACTTAATTGGAATCAAACGTGTGCTCATCGCTCAGGCGCATGTCGGGCACACCATCGGACAGTTTTATGCACGCGAGGTCAAGCGTGCGGGATGGCGCTACACTGGCACGCCGCGCGAGACCGCACAGTTGCGTTTCATCGAGGCGGTTGTGGCGATGGGTGGGGATGCGGGCTTCGCTACGTCAGAGGGAGATTTATGACCCGCGCCGCCTACCAACGCTCCACCCTCCCCCGCCTCGGCTACACTTACGAGCGCGCGATGAGTGCGCCTCACTTGGCGATATGCTTGCGGCACTTGGAGCGACACCGCAAAACACGCAGCAACGATACGATTTATTGCTCATGCGGCAAGGCATGGGATGTGAAGGACACAATACCGGAGAGTTGCACAAAATGAGTGAAATGTTTGAAGGTAATTCAAATCTTAATGAACGCATCGTAATGGGGAGATTACGTGTCTTGCGGTGGCCGCGTCCTGTGACTTGGGCTGATGTGGCACAATCACGCAGGCGATACTCCAATTTCAACATGCGCCATCTCGAAGTGACGTGTGCTTTTGTCAAGAAAGACATCGCGCGGAAAGCCAAAAAATGGTGGGATGATTTTTACAAGAACAACGGAGGGGGTGGCAAACCATGAGCGGCGCACAATACACTTTAGTAATTACCGGAAGGCCGATAAATGATGTGTTGGCCGAGGTTGCATTTCAAACATACCTGCGCACGGGAGTTAGAGTGCAACACGTTGAGTTTAACTGGACAAAAAACGCAGCGCCAGCCAATCATGAGTTAATGATAGCTAGTGTGTCCGTAACCAGTATCGGGGGCCCACTGTGAAAGATAAACGCAAGCAACAAATCCTCACCGCCGCCGTGACCGAAGCGCGACAACACGGCTACCGGAACGTAACGCGCGAGGCGATTGCCCAGCGTGCCGGATGTGCCGCCGGTCTGGTATCACATTATTTTGGCACGATGGTTGACCTCAAGCGCGCGATCATGTCCGAGGCGATACGAACTCGGGAGTTGCGCATCGTGGCGCAAGGTATTGCGGACGGGCATCCGAAGGCGAAGCGTGCGCCGGATGATTTGAAGTTGGAGGCATTGAAGTATTTGATGGGGGTGTGACTGTGATCCTATTTGGAGATTGCCGCGAATCCATGCGCGCCATGAGTATGGTGGGTTTCAAAGCTCAGATGTGCGTGACAAGCCCACCATATTTTGGTCTGCGCGACTATGGACACGAGGGGCAGTTGGGATTGGAACAAACGCCCGAGCAATACGTTGCAAATATGGTTGAGGTGTTCAGGCTAGTGCGCGAATTGCTGCATGACGATGGAACCCTGTGGTTGAACATCGGGGATAGTTACAGCAACATCGGAAAAAGCGGAGGCTACACCGGAGGAATTTGCGCCAAGGGGGTGCAGGGGGAAGCAAGCAGGGGGTGTGGCAATCGTAGCCTTGAGCGCAGCAAGCAACTTGCCGATACAGGATTAAAGCCTAAAGACCTGATCGGCATACCTTGGATGTTGGCCTTCGCGCTCCGTGCCGATGGGTGGTATTTGCGGCAAGACATCATCTGGAATAAACCGAACCCGATGCCGGAGAGTGTGCGTGATCGTTGCACTAAAGCGCATGAGTATGTTTTCCTGTTGAGTAAGTCGGGTAAGTATTACTTTGACAACGAAGCAATTAAAGAACCGGCGATATGGGCGGGCGACGCGAGAAAAGGAAAAGGTCGTTTGACTTACGACGGTAAGCGGCAGGGTGGTGAGGGCGAGGGGCGGGAGGCATTCGTGAGCATATTAGAAACTCGTAATCGCCGTTCCGTTTGGTCTGTTGCGACACGCCCGTACAAAGGCGCGCATTTTGCGACATTCCCGCCAGCATTGATCGAGCCGTGCATCCTCGCGGGAAGTCGCCCGAATGACGTGGTATTTGACCCGTTCATGGGTAGCGGAACGACCGCCGAGGTTGCGATCAAACACGGGCGTCAATATCTCGGATGCGAATTGAACGAAGCGTACAAACCGTTGCAGGATGAACGTATCCGTAACGCATCTAAACCGACTGAGGGTTAAATATGTCACTCACCACACTACCCGCAGCACTTGCTGCGATGGCGCAGTACCCTCAGTTTGTTCTGTATCGCCTGCAACCGTCGAGCAAGCCGGGCAAGATGGATAAGTTGCCGGTCGATTGGATGACGGGGCAGTTGCCGGAGAAGGGCAAAGGGGGCAGCCAGATATGGACAACCTTTGCCAACGTTGCGGCGCTCGCCCCATTGTACGGGCCGGAGTACGGGGTTGGCTTCTCATTCTCCGATGCGGATAAATTCTGGTTCCTCGACATCGACAATTGCCTGATCGACGCACCGACGCCGCGCTGGTCCGATGTCGCAATGGAGATATGCGCCGCGCTGCCAGGATGCGCGATCGAGATTAGCCAGTCCGGGCGCGGCCTGCATCTGTTCGGCACTGGCACTATGCCAGACCATGCATGCAAGAATGTGCCGCTCGGTCTTGAACTGTACCACCGAGACCGTTTTGTGGCACTTACCGGCACCGGTGCGGTAGGAGACTGCACAACCGACCATACCGCTGCACTTGCCAACGTGGTGCAACGCTACTTCCCGCCCACTCCCCCCACCAGCGCCACCCCCGCCGACTGGGCAACTGGACCATGCGCCGAATGGCGCGGCCCCGCCGACGATGCCGAACTCATCCGGCGCATGATGGCGTCCCACAGTAACCCGTTCTCAGGCAAGGCCAACGTGCAAGACCTGTGGACGCGCAACGTCGAGGTGCTGGCGCGTACCTACCCATCGCAGAGCGGCGACCCATACGACGGATCGAGCGCAGACATGGCGCTCGCCTCCCACCTCGCCTTCTGGACCGGCAAAGACTGCGAGCGTATCGAGCGCCTGATGCACATGTCCGGCCTCAAGCGCGACAAATACGACCGCGAGGACTATCTGCGCATGCGCACCATACCGACCGCCGTGGCTGGATGTACCAACGTGTACAAGGAGCGCGAGATTGAGACAGTGCCCGAGGCTGCGGCGTCACAAGCACCGACGGCGCAATTGATACAGGGCAGCACGTTTGCCGATTTGGACGATCAATTGCGTCTGTTCCAAGGTTGCGTGTATGTCGTGTCGCGTCATCAGGTGCTTGTGCCGGGTGGCCATTTGGTTGATGCTGGGCGGTTCAACGCAATGGCACCGTGGAACAAATACACGTACATGCTCGACGCGGCCAATGAAAAGACGACCCGCAAGGCTTTTGAGGCGCTGACCCAATCGCAGGCGCTGGCATGGCCGCAGGCGCATGATGTGTGCTTCAGGCCAGAGTTGCCGCCGGGCCACATCACACCGGACGGGTTGGTCAATACGTGGTGGCCGGTTGAGACGCCGTGTATTGAGGGTGACGTGACGCCATTCATGCGCCACTTGGAGAAGCTGCTGCCGGTAAAGCGCGACCGCGACATCCTGCTCAATTATGCTGCCGCCCTTGTGCAATATCCTGGCGACAAGTTCCAGTGGTGGCCGTTGATACAAGGTGTGGAGGGTAACGGCAAGACGATGTTGCTTGAGGTGTTGGAGTATTGCGTGGGCGAGCGGTACTGTCACAGGCCAAACGCATCCGAGATTGCCGGGAGTGGGGGGAAGTTTACCGGATGGCTGGAGGGTAAGGTATTGGTCGGGTTTGAGGAGGTCAGGACGAGCCACAAGACCGAGGTGCTGGAAATTTTGAAGCCGATGGTGACGAACAATCGGCTTGAATTTCAGAGCAAGGGGGTTGACCAAACTACGGGGGACAATCGAGCGAACGGCATTTTGCATAGCAATCACAAGGATGCGATAGCAATTGCCATGAAGAACCGCAGATACGCGCCGTTCTTTACGGCTCAGCAATCCGAGGGGGATTTGGAACGCGATGGCATGACTGGATCGTATTTTCCCAATTTGTATCGATGGTTGCGGCACGAAGGGGGGTTGGCTCATTTGAACCATTTTCTTCACAATATGCCGTTGGAGCGCGAGTTGAATCCGGCGCTCAACAACGGTGGGGAAGCGCATCGTCGCCCGGTAACGTCGAGTCTGGATGAGGCTGTTGCGGTGAGCATGGGCCGCGTGGAGCAAGAGGTGATGGAGGCCGTCCAAGAGTGCAAGTTGGGTTTTGCAGGGGGGTGGATCAGCAGCATCGAGCTTGACCGGCTGTTGCAGGAACGGCGTATCGATGGGCTCATCCCGCGCGTCAAGAGGCCTGAAATGCTGCGCAGTCTGGGATATGTGCATCATCCAGGATTACACGGAGGCCGGGCATCGTCGCCCACATCGGACGGGCGCAAGCCGGTGCTCTACGTCAAGGAAGGACATATCGCGTCACAAGTGCAAGGAGGCGCTGCTATCACACGGGCATATGAAGCGGCGCAATTGCCGCAAGTGTTCCAAAAGGGGCTTGACTCAAATGTGCAAGTTGGTTAATATGAGCGCATACCCTCTCCTCAGTCGGTATCCCCCAAACCGCCACGCCTCTCAACGATGCGCACCAGGCGGTTTTTCTATAAGGAGCAATTGACATGAAGAAATTGGCTTTGGCAGTTTTGGCAGTATCCATGACGGCTTGTGCGAGTTACCGTCCAGTAGTTGACACGAAGGGGGTTGATCAAATCGCCTTTGAGCAAGATATGGCGGAATGTCAGAAGTTGGCGGAAGAGGTCAACCCAGCAAAGAATGTGGTTGGCGGGGCGCTCATTGGCGCGGTGCTGGGCGCTGCAATTGGCTCGATTGGCGGCAATGGTGATATCGCCGGTTTGGTTGCGTCACAAGGGGCTGTGACGGGTGCTGCAGTAGGCGGCGGCACTGCGGCCGGCTCTCAAATGGATATCGTCAGCAAGTGCATGGCCGGGCGTGGGTACAAGGTGCTTAACTGATGGATGCGTTCGACCGAGCAACAGAACTTGAAATGAAGGATCGGGAGTTGTGCATCGCAAACGCCAGGAAAGCACAACCAGTGTTGGCTTCCGGCGTTTGCCACAATTGCGGAGAAAAAGTGCAAGGTCATTTTTGCGATTCCGACTGCCGGGACGATTGGGAGAAGCGGCGCAGGTTGCAATAAAAAGTGCGAACGGGTTTTTGTGCGAGTTGCAATAAAAAGTGCGAACGGGTTTTTGTGCGAACGGGTTTTTGCGCGAGTTGAAAAAAAAATGCGAGTTGGAAAAAAGTGCGAGCATGAAACCTTGCAGAAAATGCGGATCAACAGAACGCTACCCAAGTGGAAGGTGCAAGCAGTGCGCACTATCAGCAAACCGCGAGCGGGCAAAAGAAAAACCGGATGCGGTAAAAGCCACGCGGGATGCTTGGCGCAAAAAGAACGCCGCGCGCATTTACCAATTGAACAGGGCGTGGATTGAGCGAACTGGATGGGTTGCGCCGAAGCCGCCGAAGCCACCGAAGCCGCCGAAGCCGCCGAAGCCGCCGAAGCCACCGAAGCCGCCGAAGCCGCCGAAGCCGCCGAAGCCGCCGAAGCCACCGAAGCCACCGAAGCCGCCGAAGCCGCCGATAACGGAGCGCCCATGCAGAAAATGCGGGGCTATTGATAGATACACCAATGGCTTATGCAAACCGTGCTCAATCGCTGCACACCGTGAATACAACGAAAAGAACGCCGATAAGGTAAAAGCGAACCGCGATAGGTACATGGCGGAAAACGCCGATAAAATCCGCAGGCAGCGTCAGAACAGGCGCGCAAGGCTTGCGGGTGCTGGTGTATTGTCGGAAGGTATATGCGAGGCGCTGCATGTCATACAGGCGGGCCGTTGCGCCTGTTGCGGTAAGCCGCTAGGAACTGATTACGATTTAGACCACATCATGCCGCTTGCCCTGGGCGGGCTTAACGTGGATGAAAATATGCAGCTATTAACAGCGCGCTGCAATGGGCGCAAGCTGGCGAAACATCCCGAGGATTACGCAAAAGCGCAGGGATTCTGCTATTGGCCGCCGCGCGATTGGGCAAGTGTTACACGCGCACGATAAAAAAAAACCCGGCGTGTTGGGCCGGGCTGAGTTGGGTCAATCCCCCGGCGGCGGGCCGCGCAGGATCAGCACAAAAAAAGCAATAACGGCGTAGATCATGCTTTTACCCCCATCCATGCGGCATATTCTTCGCCGGTCAGATAGATTATCGATTCGCCGCGGCTCCAGAACGGTAGCGCTACCCACCCACCACCACAAGGGGACGGCTCCCTGCAGTTTCCGTAAATTTGCGCGCGCCGGTGTGTCGTGTAAATTTTCTCGCGCGGATGGATGACGCGGGCGGTCCCTCTGCCGTATTTTACAATTGTGTATTGCATGATTGTGACTCCTCAGTCTGTTGTGCCCTGGTCGGCGGTGCGCTGACCGCAATGGCGCGCCTTGTTCCTTTCTTGCGGTTGCCGGCGCATACGTCAACACGCCACATTGCGCCGCCTTGCAAGACTGGCTCTAGTCTGATTGTTTGCATGATTATCTACCCCCTTTAGGGACCATCACAAATGCGTAACCCGTATCAAGTCCGCCTTGTACCAAGTCGCTGTATTTGTCCCATCCCATCTTGGTCATGAGCGCATCCGCAGCACACTTGTGGTTCTGTTCGCCGCTGAGCGCGTCATCCCATTCGATGGTGATGTACAGCCCACTTCCTGATGTAGCTTTAACACGCGATCCGCGATAGTTAGTCGGGCCAATATATTTGGTGATGATTGCTTGTCTGATGTAACTCATTTTTAATAGACTCCTCAGTCTGTTGCGCCCTGGTCGGCGGTGCGCTGTGCCGTGATGCTCAAATGCCCCAGATGTTGCGCCCGCGACAGCGCTTTACTACCGACTGCCGGGGATTCAGAGCGTTGTGTACACAATAGGCAAACAACTCTGCATACGATTCAAAGTATCTCATGTTGTAGGCTCCTCAGTCTGTTGCGCCCTGGTCGGCGGGGCGCTGTGCCGTGCTGCTGTTATGCTGCCACGCTGGCGTATTGACCAAGCCGGAGATCGGTCACGACAACAACTCTCGCAGTATCGCCAGTTGGCGTTGTTCTTCGTCCGCCCTCGCCGCCCTCGCCGCCCTCGCCGCCGCCTCTGCCGCCCTTGCCGCCCTTGCCGCCTCTGCCGCCGCCACCCCCGCCCACGCCGCCGCCCTCGCCGCCTCTGCCGCCGCCTCCCCCGCCCACGCCGCCGCCCTCGCCGCCCTCGCCGCCACCCCCGCCGCCGCCGCCGCCCTCGCCGCCTCTGCCGCCTCTGCTGCCCTCGCCGCCTCTGCTGCCCTCGCCGCCTTTTGCGATCTATCCGAGCCGTTCATCCAGTTCGTAGCCCACGTGTGCCACGCTTTATCTGTACAATATGGCTCGGCGCAATAGATAGCAAATGCAACGGCGACGAGCACTCCTTCCGATTGCTCCGTTGCGCGCAAGGCCCAAAGACAGTCCTCTCGACCATTCACGTCGAGAATAGTCAACAAGTCGATCTGCCCGGTAAAGTCTTGCCCGACATGATTGGCGATCAGATTGTAACCGCGAGAACAGGCATCGTTTTGGCGCAGTAGCGCAAGTGTGGTAGTCAGCTTCATTGTTTGTCTCCTCAGTCTGTTGCGCCCTGGTCGGCGGTGCGCTGTGCCGTGCTGCTGTTATGCTTGCGTGAACCCGGCCAGCATCAATTCTCCCGCTACTCTGTCCGCGTGTTGTTGATCCAGACAATAAATCCTGATCATGTCATCCCCTTGATATAGGACTACATCATAAACGCAGGAGTCATCACTAAGCCGCTCTTCCAGCACCTTGAATATTTGTTTCCCCATGATTTTTTACTCCTCAGTCTGTTGCGCCCTGGTCGGCGGTGCGCTGTGCCGTGCTGCTATGGGTAGGTATATTATAGATATTATATGATATTAGATAATAAGTTATATCAATACTTATTATGCGTAAGTATTAGCACTCGCTCACCAGGTAACAACACCGCACGGCACAGCACAGCACAGCACAGCACAACACAGCCACTATGCGCGGCGCATCTATAGCTGTGACAAATATGTCAGTAAGCACTCACTAATATTAGTAACTACTCACTATCGCGCCGCGCCGCGCGCCTGGCGGGGGCGGGTAAATTCTTCAAGCTAATCAACGGACAAGAC